TAAATGACTTGGCATCTACTATCTGATGCTCGTAACAGCCATCTACATCAGCAGAAATTTTACTTATTAATAAGTGGACAAACTCTTCCAAATCGGTTAAGCTGTCCAAATTTAAAGTGAATTCTTTTCTCATAAATTCTTTGGAACTCATTTTTCCTCCTTACTTGTATACCCTTATTTGTGTTACTGGACTGCCCCATTCTTGACATACACTTGACATATCACCTGCTCTTTTAGCATTTATATCTAATGCAGACTTGTCTACAACAAACTCGCTTAAGCAATCAGTCTCTTTGGTGATTATATTGCTTGAATCAGTATGTATATCAGCCTTTTCATCGGACATTATGCAGGGAATTACAGTGCCATTTGCCAGAACTAAATCAAACTCATCGCCAATTTCACACCCAAAATACGAACCAAGAGCCACACAATATCTATCTCCAACCATGCGAATACCATACTTACCAGTATAAGCGGTCTGTTGAAGTTTGTATTGAGGACTTTTTCTATTTGTAATAACTGTATAAGGCATCCATGTTTTATGCGATGCATAAGGCACTTCAAACATTTCAAACTCAGCTTCATGATCTTGAAGATAGTCCTTGTTAATGTAATAGATATTATCATTCCAATATATTAAGTCCCATTCGTTATCAAATGAAGCCACACTAACTTGCTGATTCCAGAGCAACGTGGTTACAACCTCTGAATCAGTATTCGGTTTGGTTCTTACATTAACATTAGTTGTAGTCCAATAAGGTTCAAATGTGGTTTCAGATGCCCATGCAGATGCAAGTGTATCACTCACACCTGCATTCATCTCTAACCAAGGTTTGTAATCGCAGTCGTATTTACTAATGTCTTCATTCTCAGCCCCCATAACAGGGGCGACAGATGTTGCAGATATAGCAAAAGCGACCACTAACATAGTTGCTAGTTTCTTTCTTTTCATATATAGTTTCCTTTCGTTTTATTGATTGGTACACTAATATATTCTCTTTTTAGTTGTTAAGCATTGATAAAAATTGATCCTCTGAAATGATTGGGATATTTAAAGATTTTGCTTTCTTATTTTTAGAACTTGTTGAATTTATATCGTTGTTAATAAGATAATTTACTTTAGAAGATATACTTCCTACGACTTTGCCACCATGAGCTTCAATATCAGCTTTGAGAGCATCACGATTCTGATAATGATTTACTGAGCCAGTTATAACAAAAGTCTTATTCTCTAATTCATTTGTGGTTTCTGACATAATGGATTTCTGTGTCTCAAACGTAAACTCGTTTGCTAACTGAAGTATATCTGAACAATGATTTTTCCAATAAGTATTGAGTGAGCTTATTAATGCATTTCCAACGCCAGGCAAGTACCTAAAGTATTCTGCACTTTTAATCATTTTACCAATAAATGTGTCAAATTCATAATCAACAGAATCTGCAATCATCATACTTGCTGATTTGCCGAGCAACGGAATTGATAGGCTATAAAGAAAACGTTCAAGACTTGTCTTACGAGATTTCTCAATAGAGGCAAGAAGCTTATCTACTGATTTCTTACCAAATCCATCTAAAGCTTTCATCTCATTTTCGTGGACTGACAAGTAATAAATATCCTTAATGGAATTCAACCAACCAAGATTGATGAATTTTTCTATTGTAGATTCAGATAACCCATCAATATTGAGCGTATCTCGTGACACCGCATGGCTAAGCTTACCAAGAAGTTTGCCCTTACAATTATCATTGGTACATACAAGAACTTCTGAGTTATTATCTTTTACTATCTTAGTAGGCTGACCACATATAGGGCATTTATCTGGAATATGGATATACGATACATCTAAGACTAAATCATCAAATTTACTTGAATCAAATTGCTCTGCCCATCTTATTTGAGGTATTATGAGATTACTTTTTATTACTCCAACATGCTGACCAACCCACGGTCTACCCATAATTTCTTTCATAACAGATATATTATGAAGTGACGCTCTTTCAACAATTGTATCTTCAATTTCGACTGGTTTGAACACTGCTGTTGGTGTTAATGTGCCTGTCTTTCCCATCGTATATTCTATATTAATAAGCTCTGACTCTACCGATTCATTAAACACTTTAAAAGCTATACCATTATTGAAATGATGGCTTGTACTACCAAGTGATTTACCATACTCAACATCTTCAAACTTAAATACAACACCATCTTGAGGAAGATTTTCTTTCTTTGCTTCATCTAAGAAAAAGTCAATTGCTTCTTGGATATTTAACTCAGCCCATTTAAGATTAGCAAATGGAACAGTTTCAAATCCTAAATCATTGGCTTCCATAAGAGAACTTGCAAATGATTCTGGGTGCTTAGAACCTTCAACAACTTCCCATGCGTACCATCTCAGCTTACGATTTTTTACAACAGATGTATCAAGACCGCCAAGTGTACCTGACGCAAGATTACGTGGAGTCTTGTACTCACCATTTTTATTTAATTTCTCAAAATCATCTGTTTTAATAAGTGCTTCACCATCAATAATATAAGTTCCTTCCTTATTAATATGTAAAGGAACATTAAGGAACTGCTTTACATGATCTGTTATAATATTTCCTATAGTACCATTGCCTCGTGATTCAGCCCTTATAAGCTCACCATCTTTAAAAATCAAACGACAGGTTAATCCATCGAGCTTTACAGAACCTACTAGTGTATGTCCTTTTGCAAATTGCTTGACTTCTTCTGCACTATGACATTTTGCAAGCGATAACATAGGTGACTCATGAGTAATTTTATCAATACTATCCAAGACAATAGCACCAACATTATGTGTTGGACTGTTAGATAACACAATACCAGTTTCTTCTTCCCACTGTCTTAATTCTTCAAGCTTATTATCAAACTCAGCATCACTCATAATAAGCTGCCCAGTATTATAATAAGCTTCTGATGCTTTATTGAGTTCTTTGACTCTTGTTGCAATAGTGTTTTTATCCATTTATATCCTCCTTTTCTCCACAATATTCTTTTAAGTATGTAAGCATTTCTGACTCTTCTGGGAAGAATGGATCACGTTTCTTTTTACTTTGAACAAAGCCAAGAAAATTCATCATAAATTGCCCGAAACGCCAATCTAAATAATATGTCTTCCATATTCTATTTAATTCTGATGTAAACTTATCTATTCGTGCTGGGTTTCTAATCTTAATCACCTTCTTTTTCTTTTAATAAATGTGGACACCAATTAGGAATATTGGGCATATCACTTTCCCACTCTATGTATCCCGCTATCTTTTTACCATTACTTTCACAATAATAATCACTTGCATGTTCCCATGAATCTGATGTAATCAAAGGTTGTGTTCTATGCAATGGACAATGACTACAATTATTTATATCATATATAAGTTGAATCTTCGCCATAATATTGCCTCCTATGAAATGAACATTTATTTAGTTTCTAATTCATCAAAAAAAATTAACTCTTGTGCATAAGGTAATACTCTAGCCCATGAAATAAAATTAGGCATATTGGAATTATCTTGACCACTCCATTCATTTAACTTATGAAATCTACGTTGCCCCTTGCTACACATAGCAAGCAAATTCTCATAAGTCATTGTAACTGTACGCTTCTGTAACCATGATTCAGGTAGCCAACGTATAAGCTCTTTCCAGTATCTCTTATCTTTCGTCTCAAGATACTTCTGACGAATATTTTCTAATACATAAATAATGTCCTCTTCAAATGTTGAAATATTATCCAATCCGTCATCATTCTTTGGATCATCAGCAAGAGATAAATTTCTGTCATAATCATCAATTTCAAAACAATCTAATGTAATTGGTGTTGTAGCAAGCTTATGCATTGTACTCGTTGAGTTCGCAACCGTTCCTACTTTATAAGTATCAAATTCTTTCCACCAATAAAGAGGTGCTGTAATATCAACCGATACAAAAATCTGTCGCATAAACTTTCTATGCTCATTTCCTGCTTTAATAAGAGTTTGAGCAAGTTTCAAATCCGCTTCACCAATAATATCTGCATAATATCCATTAATGTTACAATGATGTATATATGCATTAGGATATACTTTTAATAATTCATCAAAATCAACATCTGCTCGTTCTTCGTCATAATAATCATTAAATTTACTATCACTTCTATTCCAAGAATTTTTTGGATTTCTTAAACCCCTAAATGCGTGTTCAAATCCCCATACCTCTGTATTATCAAATTTCAAATTTTAATCCTCCTTAAATCTCTCTTTCAATAAGCTTGAATCTTTATTATTGCAATAATT